ATCTATTATGATTTTTCCATTTCTAACTTCCACCTTCATTTGTACCACCTCCTTCTCCGGTGCTATGCATGTCTACGATTGAATTTGTATTTGGTGTGTAGTATTGACCTGTTGTTGTATCAAACACGACATTTCCAAGATTTAAAGTAATGACATCAAGTCCTTCGATGCTGTCATAATCTTCTAGGTATCTAATTTCATTTTTTGAAATCCATCCTGTTTCTGATGCTATCTTGTAAGCCTCGTATCTTTCTTTGATATTGCCTCTACTTATTTCCCTGGTATCAAATTCAAAATAAAAGGACTCCTTCTCTTTCTCGAGTAGTAAGTCCTTATTTAAAGCTATTTTAATTGCTGTCAGAATCGGCATTATAGCTTCTTTCATAAACTCATCAAAGTTTTCTTTGTTATGAAAAATATGATCGATTTCTTCTTGTAATGTTTTCTTTCTTTCATTTAATTGAAGCTCTACTGTTGTACTTGAGCCTTCTTTAAAATCCATCCCTTCATTCAAGACAATTGCATTTTCACTTTTATTCGAGTAAAGGTTAGACCATGCTTGTTTTAACATTGCTATTTCCTTTTCTCCAAGTTTTCTTTGTGAGGTTATAAATCCTTTTTTTGCTCCTCCTGTTTTAACAAGTCCGAGCTCGTACATTAATGTTTGATATGCATTTTCTATTGCTGTGGAAACTTCTCCTATTACACTCTTTCCTGAACCACCATTTTTTGTGCTTCTTAAAATTGTAATAAAATTAAATGTTTCGTATGTTTTTCCATTTACCATGTATGTTATGTCTTTAAAAATTGGATCTGTATTTGTATTGATTGAAACATGTGATGCTTCAACATACCTCAAGCTTTTAAATTTATTCTTTTGTTTTTCTATGAATAAATATCCACCTTTATCTAACAAGTAATCTTGAACCCAGGCTTTCCTCAATTGAAATGCATCCAAAGTATCTCCTGGATCCACATTCAATAATTTAATTCTTGGATCATCCTTTACTTCTTCCACTTTCGTTTTTCCTGTTTTCTCATCTTGAACTTCACGATATAACCTTATTGGTATCATGGCTACTGTGTTGCATATTCTGTCTACTGCACTAGCTACTGCTGGTAGTGACATTGCTTTATCTTTATCTATGGTTTCTCCTCGCAGAATTGCTTTCAATAAAACATCACTCGCAGATTCTTCTGTTTGTGGTTTTGCAGTTTCTTCTTCTGCTCTTCTTTTAAATAAATCTCTTATTCTCATTTTTCCACCTCCTTTACTCTATTACTTGTACGAAGAAGTCATCGTTTTCTAGGAACACATCCTGTTGTAGAAGGTGTATGGCATTTATTAATGCTACTACCATGTCTACCTTTCCCTGGCTTTTCTTCTTTGTTATGTACCTATTCATATTGGTATCATAGGTGCATCGTGCATTTTCGAAGTTGATTTCTAATAATTTATTTTCTTCATATCGGAATTTACGATCCAGTATTTTCTCGTATAACAATTTGGTTGGACTATGTAATGTATCACTATGCTGTCTTACAACTATCGTGTTGTATTTCTTATCCCACTTTTGAGCTGAAGACAAAGCATTGTATCGGTCATATCCTATTGCCATTATTGTTACTTTGTATTTTTCTTCTATCTGGAATACGAAGTCTTCTATAATTCCATAATCTACTGTTTTATTTCCACAGGCTATGCACTTCATTGTTTTTATGAATTCGTTGTAATTTATTCTTTCGAACTTATTTTTTTCTTCTATTCTTCCTTCTGGAATAAATGCGACTACATCTGCTAGGATTTCGTTATCATCTTCTGATACCATTGCTACGGCACAGTTATCGTTGGTCATGGCTAGGTCAACTCCTATGTATACCTTTCTTCCTGTCCAGTTAATCTTTGCCACCTTACAACTCATAACTTCATTTACATCAATGTAGCTTTCTGTTCCCATTCCCTGGTATATGATGTTGCAGTGTTTTGTCAGGAAGTTTTCTCTTACTGATTCTACTGCTATTGCTTTAGCTCTTTTCTTAATCAAGTCATCCCAGATTTCTGGTATTTCTAAAGCTACCGGATTTGAATGTTTTAGGACTGTGTCATCTGTAGTCCATTTATTTATTGTTTCTTCATCTGGCTCGTATAAAAGTGCGAAGATGGTTTCATCTGGTTCTATTCCATCTAGAACTCTTTTAGCATATGCTACCTCATCTTCAAACGGATTATTAATTGTGGGATACTTTGTGGAAATTATACAACCCAATTTATTCAAAATGTTTAACTGCCCTGACCTCATGGATTCTATTGCATATGAATTCGGAAGTGCTCCTACCTCATCAGCCAAAAAAACATTTGGAAGTTTTCCATCCATACGGCTTGATGAATAATTCAATGGGTAGTATCTACTTTCGGTCAAATTAAATTGTATGTAATCTCGTAGTATCTTGAACCTTTTACTTTCTTTGTGTAAATAAATTAACGGACTTGATTTCAATGTTTCTTCTATGGCTGTTTTAACTTCTCTTGATAACGAACCATCTGGAGCTACTGAATAAAACTTTGAATACTTTGGTTCCAATAAAAAAAGCAAGATGAATATCGTTGCTATTGTGTAAGTCTTAAAGTTTTTTCTAGCTATCTCAAGTATCGCTGTTTCGTATCTTCTTTTTTCTGGATTGCTTCTGTAAACAACACATAAAATTGAAATGTAGAACACCCATTGGTATCCACATGAACATTGGTATATGCTTTGTCCTGCTTTTAAACCTTTCGGCATTATCAACAGCTTTAGGATTGATTCTATCTGCTTTACTTTTTTTTCATTGATTTTATATTTTTGGTTTTTATTATCAGCTATTTCCAGAAAGCTCTCGCATTGTTTAATAACATACTTTGGGGCTGTAGTTTTTCCTGTTACTACATCCGATGCATATTGGTATGCTTTATTTTTCAATTGAGCCACCTGCTATTATCTGTAGCAGTGGATCATCCTCTTCTGTAATATCATCTTTTCTTAACGAGATGATTATTTTCATCAATGTACTTACTGTCTTATTTGCACTATCTGTGGTTCTGTTATAATCTGAAATTGCCGGATGCGAATAAACATTTTTTCTTCCTTTGACATACTCTTTTGTGACTAATGTACCATCTTCTTTTATTGTCTTCTCCAGGTCATTTAGTATTTGTAATTGCACCTGGTATCTTTTAAAGGTTGTTAAAAAGAAAAAGTTTTGTTCTACTCCATGCTGTTCTGCTATTCGGAGGATTTCCTGTGCCTGTTCATTTAAGGACATTTTATTCATTAGAATAATCCCCATTCAGCGAATCTTTCAAATCCACCTATTTTGTTAATGTATTCTCTGGCTTCTTCTACTATTTCATTGTATGGTTTCCCATCTATCATTTCATCTCCGATTGCACAGCTAAATTGAACAGGCTTTTGAATCTCCTGGGCTTTTTTAAATGCATAAATATTCACAGATACATCTGCTTTTGATAAGTCTTTGCCATGAAGACCTCCTCCTGTAACTGATTGAGCCATGTCGCTTCCAAGTTTTCTATTTGTAGCTCCTGTATCGACATCTGTTCCACCTGTCCAGTATCCTAACGGATTTACTATGGCATTTGGGTAGTCTTCGTAGATATCATTTTCTTCGGTATTGCTTTGACAAATTATCAACCTATCTCCATCTAAAATGTATTTACCATCAAATGGATTCTTGGCATAAATGTCTTTAGCATAACTGGATAGCTTTATTTCTTCTTCTGTTAATGGAACTCCTTTGAAAATTCCATTATCTCCACACCTAACTTTATCTGATTGATTTTTTGCTAGATGCTCATCTTGTTTTACTACTACCAAATCTAAAGTTACATCTCCAGCTATTCTTTGAACTATTCTTTCTATTTCTTCAAATGAAAATGTTTCTGATGTTTCTGCTATAACATGACAAACTCCATGTCCTATTAAAACCTCTACTGCTACTTTTGGATTTCTATTTTTTTCATATGCTAAATCTACTATGGCTCCGGCTATCCTATCTGCTATTTTATCTGGATGACTCGGATTTACTTTTTCAATCATTTTCTTTTACCTCCATTTCTATTCCTTCAATAATTTTTACTGCTGTTTCTCCTGTTAATGTTTCCCATCTATTGATGATGACATCAACATACTTTGGATCCAATTCAATCATGAAGCATCTTCTTCCTAATTGTTCACAGCTTATTAATGTGGATCCTGAACCTCCAAAGAAATCAATAACTTTTTCTCCTCTTCGGCTACTATTCTTTATTAATCTCGAAAGAAGTCTTATTGGCTTCATGGTTGGATGAACATCATTCTTCAAAGGTTTATCCTCGTGAATTACTGTTGTTGGTATTTTATCGGCTAGAATATCTTCTATCATTGCTTTCAATTCTTCTTTGGATAATTTATCCAAGTCGGCTTTATCTTCGAACACTGTTGTTTGTGTTCTGTCATCTATAAAGTAATGTCCTGCTCCTTCTTTCCAGCCATATAAACATGGTTCATGCTTCCATTGATAGTCTTGTCTTCCTAGCACTAATGCATTTTTTACCCATATTAAATTTTCTCTTACATCTCCACCGGCATCTCTTAATGCTTTTCTGAAGTTGTATCCTTCTGAATCAGCATGGAATATGTAATATGCTCCTCCTGGTTTTAAAACCTCTAGCATTATTTGATAAAATGCTAATAAAAAATCGTAGAATGATTCATCATCCATGTTATCATTCAGAATCTTGCTAGGGCTGTTTTCATCTTTCTTGTATAACGATTCTCCTATTGGGACATAATTGACATTGTATGGTGGATCTGTAACACATAAATCCATTATTTCTTCTCCTATCAATTTTTGAATATCTTCTGGGTTTGTGCTATCTCCACACATTAGTCTATGTTCTCCCAATTGGTAGACATCTCCTGGTTTTGCTTTCGGTATTTCTGGCAGTTCTGCTTCAACATCAAAATCATCCTCCTGGAACTCTATGTCTTCCTGTGTGAAATCAAAATCTTCAATATCGAATCCTGCAATTGAAACATCAAAGTTTAAGTCATCAAGTGCTTTTATCTCCTGTCTTAAAATTTCATCATCCCATCCGGCATCTAAAGCCAATTTATTATCGGCTAGTATGTATGCTCTTTTCTGGGTGTCTGTTAAGTCTTCAACAAATAAACAAGGAACCTCTTCCATACCTAACTTTTGAGCTCCTAGAACTCTTCCATGCCCTGCTATAATTCCACAATCGCTATCAATGATTACTGGATTAATGAATCCGAACTCTTTAATTGAATTAGCTATCTTTTCTACTTGCTCTTCACTATGTGTTCTTGCATTGTTTTCGTAAGGCTTCAGCTTATCTATTTTGACATTTTCGTATCTTCTCATATTATCCTCTCTTTCCAAAAAACTCATGTAAAAATTAAAATTGTGTGAATGTAGGTGGGCTGTCGGTCTAGAAAAAATAAAAAAAATCGCTTTTGATATGGCTGGGGGGATTAATAATTCCCAGCTACTATCTCTAGCAATTCTTCTCTTGGTATTTCCTTCTTTTCAGCTAACTCATGATGATATCGACAAAGTGTTATTAAATTGGTATCATCTAACCTCTTTGAATAATCTTCTTCAATTGGTATGATGTGATGTACCTCTAATTCCTTATAGGTATATCTGTAATTGGTATTGTACTTACCTGTAATACAAACTTGACACAGGTGCTTATCTCTAGTCCTTATGCTTTTGCTCTTCTCTGTCCACTTATAGCTCTTCCTGAATTTGTTTTCTGGTGTTGCTTTCTGCTTGGTTATTCTTCGGCATATTTTGTTTATGTCATGGATCCTTCCACATACTACACAGGTCTTCATCATTTTTATCCACACCTTTATTGCATAAAAAAAGAACTACTCTTTATGTAATTCCCTATATTAGCATAATATCACATGTCTAACTATAATTTACTGTAATCTTACTGTAATTTACTATAAACTTTATTTTTCTAATAAATTGGCTATTGCTTTCAAATCTAAAGTTGATAATAACTTTTGTAATCTTACAACTGAATCCATGCTTATTTTCATTTCTGCTATGTAATTAGTAAACTCTTGCTTAAAGTCCATTATTGGAACTATTAATCTAATTGAAACCGATTTACTTGTAATGTGCACTGTCATGTCTTCATCTAAATTGTTTTTTACAATATCTAAAAAATCATAATACTTATCTGCAAGTTTCGGAAATTCTAGATCCATATAACCTCTATCTGATTTGTGTCTTATTTTATATTGTTTTATTGGTGTATTAAATATAGGCCAACTTGCATTTGCTCCTCTTGGTGTGTCTACTTTGTTTATATTGAGCATTTTATAATTTTCATCAATGAATTTATAATAATTATCCCAGAATTTAGTCACATTCTCATTTTCAATAACGATGTAACCTTTTTTCTTTTCTTCTATAGCTTGTTCTAATAATGACTTTGCATAAATATCATCATTGAATAATTCTGTTAATTCTTCGTATGAAATTTGATTCTCATATTTTTGGGCTTCATTGTTTGTTTCTAGATAATCTTTTGGTGCAATTATAAAAACATAAAACTTATCATACAAACCATTTTCTATGCCTTTATTTCCTCTTATATCATATCTTCCTCTTTGGTTTGGCATTGCTACTGCATCTATTTTATCTTCTATTAAAAATGCTATTTTACCGATTTCATTTTCTAATATAATTGTTATATCGCTTTCGCCATTTTCATCCATAATTGAATGTTGAGCTTTTACTACTTTATAATTATCTAATCCTATTTTTGAACTAAAATATTTTGTAACTTTTTCTTCGCTACAAAATTTATTTATCATCAATAAATCTATATCTCTTTCAAATACTTTTTCCATTTCTATTTTCAATGTCGAACACCTCTTTCAAATTAAATAAAATCTTCTTTTTTATATTCCTTACCAAATTTACTTGGTGTGAAATATTTAACTTCTCCATTATCATTAACTGCAAATATGTGTAAGCATAAAACTTCTGCTACCTCTTTTGGAATTCTTCGAAGTGCTACTTGAGCTGACTCCCAATATAAACCTAATCCATATTTGTAAGCATGATTTATTCCTGAAATACCTGTGCCATCTTTAGCCATTGAATATCTTTTAACATCCATTCTGGTTATTATTTGTCCTAATGCATTAAGCCATCCTTCTCGATTTATTGATCTGGCTGATTTAGAATATGATTTACCCTTACATTCGATATAAAAATATTCGCTGTTTCTTTTTCCACCTACTAGCTTTATGTCTACTCCATGTTTATGTAAATCACTTTTTTCTACTTTTTCTTCGTGCCAATTTCCATTTGGTTTATTAATCATAAATTCTATTATTCTATCAACAATAACATCTTCTGTCAGTTTTTCTCCCATCATACCACTCCTAATAATAATCTATTCCAATTCCATACTTATCTCTGGTCTTTTCATCAAGTAATTTTGTTATGGTGATTAATTCTTCTGATATTACTCTCCATCTCACTGATGGGCTTGGTGATTCAATCATTGTAGGTTTGAATGGTGGCTTGGATTCATCTTTGTCTTTATGTAGAATATGCTTATCTTCAAATTTAATTATTTCTTTCATTCTTACTTGTTGTTCACGAATTAATTCTTCAATTGATAATTTTTCAAAGTCTTCTCTGGTTCTTATAGCCATCATAAAAGTATCACCTGCCATTTATATTATACCATTAAATTAAATTATTTTTTTACAAAAAAAAATGAATAGTCCTGTACTAGCAACTATTCGGTACTGCATTGACTTGTATTCCACTCATGGAAAGGAGTGAAGTGTTCGAATTATATGAACGGTCAAGTCAAATGGTTTAATAACGGCAGTGATTTTCTCACTGCATATTCAGTATAACACACCTCGGCAGGAAATGCCATACCAAATTTTAAAAAATAACTATTTGTGTAAAATAGCTATTTTGATTTGAACTTTCTATTTATCATATTTTTTATTTTTTGTGAAGAAACTTTGCTTGAAATGTATCTTTTTATGTCTGAAATGCATTATTTCTTATTTTTCAATTCAGCTTTTAATTCTTTAACTTTAATTCTTAACCTTTTGTTTTCTTCTCTTAATCTTTTTATTGTTAATGGTTCTCCTAACTTATCAATAATTTTTTCGAAGCATTCTTCTTTGACATACTCTCTTAACACTTGGTATTCAGTTTCAAGTCTATTGTATTTCTGAAGTAATTTTATGTACCTGGTTAATTTATCAATACTATTCATTTTTTAACTGCTCCTGGTGCTTTTTAAAAATACTGCTTTCACTCATACACATTTCTCTTGCTATATCTTCCCATCTTTTAAAATGAATGTATCTCTTCTTAAATATCATTCTTACTTCAGCTTTTTCTATACTATCTATGTAGGTTTCAATTTTAGTAAGTTCATTTAGTGATTTTGATTTTCGCCTTTCTAATTTGTTTTTTAGGTTTACCATCAATATCGCTTTTCGCTCTACCGGATTCCCTATTCCGGATCCATGTGGCATTCCTGTTAAAGCTGGACTTCCTACCAAACTATCCATCAATTCTCTTATCTGGGTTTCCAACTCTTTTATTTCAATTGATAAGTAATAATACTTTGATAATTCCTTTTTAGTCATTTATTACCTTCTCTTTCTTCCAATCTAGGATATGGCACATACGAAGCATCTGATTTGCTCTATGTTTTATGCTATTGATTGTTTCTATTATTTCCTGTTCTGTGTGACAAATATAAAAGCCTCCTGTTCTTCCACTAACACTACCTACTATTAAATAAAAATCTTTATTCTCTCTTATGTTTTGAATTATCTTTCTTAAAGACTTGTCACTGTTAATATCAAATATTCTTCTTAAGTCGCTATTTTTTATTAAATTATCTTTACCTATGTGGTTGGTTATTAGGTAATCGTAGATTCTCTCTTCCATTACTAGCTCCTATCATTTGTGAATGATTTCCTGGAAGCATCTTCTGTTTATACTCATCCATGTCTTTTTGAAACCATTCCGGAATAACTCCTGTATTTAACCACATCATTGCTTTGTCAAAGTTTCTGCTTTGTTGTTCTGGTGCAAGTTCTCCATATGCACCATATTTAAAATATCCATCTCTCCACATGACATCTAAAATTTCAAAGCTGTTGTTTACTAATTCCTGCTCACATAATTCTTGTAGTTCGATGGCATTTGGCATTATCTTATTTTTTATTTTTTTAATCATCGAATAAAAAGGTTCGAACTCGTATTCACTGAATCTATCATACCAATCCATTATTTCCTCTTGGCTCATATTGGTACGATATAAAGAAGTCAATTTTTTAATGCACTTGATGAATTCTATTTGTGTCATTAATATTTACCACTCCTTTCTCTTTCAAGTCTTAAGGCTTCATCTATTTCTGCCATGCTTATATCTTTAAGTGTTCTATTTTGATTTATAATTAAATATTCATCATTCCAGCATTCCTGATTGAACCAGGTTGATCCATGTTTAATGTACTGTGTTTCTATCTTCTGGTTTTTTATGTAATCTAAATATGCATATAACCCATTTAAAACATCATTGTACTCTGCTCCTTTTTTTCTAGCTCCAATGTAATGTCTTAATGCATCCTTTTTACTTTTCTTTCTTGGATAAAGTGACCATAAAGTTTCGAATTCCGATTCAAGTTGTTTTGGTTTTAATGATTTATCATTAACTATTTCTATCTCTAACTCTTCCTCTTTCTCTTCTTCTCTATTCTCTATAATCTTTTCTCTATTATCTATCTCTTGTGTTACATCGGTGTTACATTGTAACAATTTTTTCTTATTTCTCCATTCTCTTACCCTTTTGGTGCTGGAGCTCTCGCTTCCTACCATTTCTTCATACTTTGATATTCTTAATGTGCCATCTTCTTGCTCATAAATTAATCCCATTTTTTTATAAAGTGACATGGCTACATTTACGGTGTCTATATCAAAATATTTGCAATCTCTTACTACCTTCTCTGCATTGAATGGTATTATTACTTCTCCAATCCTGGTTTCTAATTTTCCATCGTTATTTGCTGTACTTAAGCATAGCATTTGGTATAAAACTACATACTGACACCCATTTGCCTGGGATAACAAAAAGTCAATGTCATCTCTATTAAAAAAATCAGTCTTCAGCTTTATCCAATAAAACTTTTTATCTGTCATTTTTCTTTTTACCAATTATTGAAATTATAATAATTGTTGCACATACTATTAATGTAATAACAACTCCATCACTCATTTGGTATCCTCCTCAATGTAATTTCTTCCTATCGTTTTTATAAATTCATCTCTGCTGTGTGTTTCTTCATACTTTCTTTGGCATGTTTGTTTTAGAAATATGTCCAGCTTATGCCCTCGGCATCCATGAACTCCAAAAGTTCCCTGATGATGTTCTTGGCACAGCCAGACTTTAAATCCATGTTTCTCACTTATTTTTCTTCTTCCTACTCCAAAATAAATGTGATGATCGTGTAATCCATTAGGCTTGTAACAAATAAAGCATTGTTTTTTATTCTGTATAATACTTTTCATCTGTTTCAATTCCTAATTCATGAGCCCAGGATATTATGATGTCTAATACCTTTGTCATTTCTTTAGTATCCATTTTTGATGTTCCAATAAAGCATTTATAAACAATAAATTCTTTTCCATTTTCTATCGTTGGTCTAACTACTCGTACTGCTCTGAAGTTCTTTCTTAATTCATCCTGAACCTCTGGTGTTCCTAACAAGTAAATGTATTTAGCATTTGCTTCTTCTAAAGCAGACGAATAAATTTCTACCTCATCTTGATTCATTGTTTCATGATTTGCTATTGAACGAATCAAAGCCCACATGTATTTATTTTGTTGAATTGTTCTCTTACTTTTTACCTCTTTCAATTCAAGTGTATATTCTTTATCTAGCTCTATATCAATGTCTGAAAAAAGGTTCTCAATAAGCAACATTTGATTTCTTATATTTCTAAAAACTTGTTTTACTTTTACGATTGTTCTCATTAAAATGGTAAGTCGTTATCTGAAAGTTCAATTTGATCTCCAAAGTCTGCGAACGGATCATTTTCATCCATTGCTTCTGGATAATCTGGTTCTGGTATATCTTCTTTTGATTTAGGTTCTAAAAAGTCGAAGTCTTCTAAAATAACATCTGTTATGTATCCTGTGGATCCATCTTGTTTTTCATAAGTTTTATTTTGAAGTCTTCCAACTACTCCGAATCTATGACCTTTTTTAACATGATTGCATATTGTTTCAGCTTGTTTATTCCAAGCTACCACATTAAAGAAATCTGCATCATATTCTCCATCTTTGTTTTTAAAATTTCTCTGAACTGCTATTGAAAATCTTGTATAAACTTTATCTGAATCAGCGATTTCTTTTAATTCCGGATTCGCTGTCAATCTTCCGGTTAATTCTACTTTATTCATATTCTCTCTCTTTCCTTTATAAAATTTTTTCTATTGATTGAAGTTTGATATACTCCATATCATTTATTTTGATTATGTTACTTTTTCTTTTTATTTCATCTTCGAATCTTTTTAAAAGTTTTAAATACTTGTGTTTATAATTAACCTTTTCATCATTACCAATTAAATCGTATATCGTTACTCCTAAATAATCAGCTAATGCTCTTAATGCTTCTATCCTGGGATAATTCGTAGCTTTTAACCATTCACATAAAGTCGAGTATTTAATATTCAAAGCATCACTTATATCTTTTCTTTTTTTCCCTTTAAGCTTCATAATGTCTTTTAAATTTTTAGCGAGTATTTCTTTGTCATTCATTTTGTTCCTCCAAATATTCTTTTACTAAATTCAATGTGGTTTCTTCATCTATTGGTAATTCGTGGTATTTTCTTTTTTTATCTCGTAGATGTAATCCCCTTAAAAAAGTAACTTTTATTTTGTATGTTTGTTCATATCCAATTCTGTATAAATTTGTTTGACAGGCGACATAATTTTTATCAAACTCGCTTGTTCTTTTTATATCGCCTATTCCTATTTCATTTCCTTCTTTTAATATCAAATCAATTCTTCCTGCTGATACTGGTTTACCATTTAAAAACAGCACTACTGGTACCTCGTTATCTATGCATTCAAATTTCATTTGTTTTTTTAGAAATTTATAATTATGTAATTCTCTGCAGGTTGGATCTTCTATATTATATTTTTCATAATTTTCTATTACCTGGTGTACTTGTGTTCCTCTTTCTGAAGCTTTTTTTAATACCGATTCTGACACTCCTTTATACTTATTTCCAAATTCTTTTTTTAAAATTTGAGTGATACTCGGTAGTATAATTCCATCAAATATGTAGGTATGTGTATCATCGAAATATTCAAGTACTCCTCCAGCGATTTCCCATCTTTCTATCATTTAAATTTTACCGTAATGTATGAAGCTCTTTTTCCATCCATTGTTACATACTCATCATAAATTTCTGGTCTTTCTTCTTGTAATAATTCTTTGTGAAACTTTTCTAGATTGTTTTGTGCTGGAACATATGTAATTGAAAGTCCACCTATTTCATCAACTAATTTAATTACATTCTTTCTTTCCATTTCTTCCTTAATTGTTTTTTTATAAGCTTCTTGAACTTCTTTTAATTCTTTTATTTGTTTTTCTACTAAAATTAAGCTTTCTACCATCTTGGTATCAAGTATTGCTCTATCTTCAACTAATGCTATTAATTCATTCATTATTTTTCTCCTTTGCATTCTTTTATAACTTTTGATGCTTCTTCTTTTGTTAAATCATCAAACTTTGCTTTTTTATACTTTTTCATTGTTTCCAATACCTTCTTTTTATTTGCACCATATAAATTCATTAGAATCGTTCTCTGTTCCGGTGATATTGTTCCAAGTGTAGTTTTTTTCGTTGGTGCTGGTTTACTTGGCTTTTCATCTTCTCTTTCTGGATCATCTTTTGTAGCCACTAAAAATGTGCTAGATAAAAATCTTTTCAATGCACCTGTTGTAGCTTTGTATCCTGCTTTATCTCCTCTATCTAATCCTTCGCCTGTATGATTACTACTTTCTGAATAACCTGTATCAATATCAACCAAAGTACATGCTAATGTTACTAATCTACCGAATGGTTGCTTATCGGTTCCTTTGAACGATTCGTACTTTACCTCATTCACATACAATTCAATTCCAAATTTGCTGAATAATTCAGTAAATAATTCTTTGTATTGTGCTTCACTGAAATACTCATAATTGTCATAATCGTTATGAGCTCCTTTGGGTAGAATACCTTTTTCTTTCAAAGCTTTTCTTAATTTGTTTTTTTTCACTTGTAGTTTTGCTATTAAATTTAACTCTGATTCTCCCTGCATATTTTCCTCTGGAATTATGATGTCGCTTATTGGGAGAGTTGACTCGCTTATTGAGCGAGTTTGATTTTCTTCTATCATCTTGCCTCTCCTTTCATAATTGTTGAATTTAAATATTGAATGTCTATGTTGAAGTATTCCAACACTTCTTTCATACTTACAACCTGTTTATTAGGAAGGTTATCTCCTCTTTCTAATTGTTTTGCTCTAATTTCTTTTTTTATTTCCAAAGCCTTATTATTTCCAATTGCACCAATTAATCCTATATCTCTTGTTGTCGCCCAATTTTGAGAAGCTATGTCGATGATTTCTCTAGCTCTTAATAATCTACACATACGAAGCTCCCTCTTCCTGAATTGATACAAATACAACTACTAACTTGGCTTTGATTTTTAACTTCGTTTACTAAATTGCTTAAATTTAAAGCAACAAAAAACAACTCACTTATAATGATTGCTTCTGGAATCATGAGTAGAGTTATTCTTACCCATTTCCTTAATTTTCTTTTTGGTTTCATAATTTTTCCTTTCTTGGTTTTATAAGTTTTAAAGTTTTGCAGACTTTTTATTCCGATTTTTTCGGAATTGAACAGTAAAAAAAATTGAGTACTTCCAAATTCTTTTTTTTCTTTTTTTGTACTTCAATACTACTTTATACTACTATTTTCATTTTTTACTGCTAATACTTCACTATCATCTCGAGCAAATTTCAAGTCATCAATGTCGACACCATATGCTTCTGCAATTTTTAGTGCTGTTTGTATATTAGGTATGTTTTTATAATGCTCATAATTATATAATGCATATTTGCTAATTCCAATTTTTTTTGATGCTTCTTCGAGTGTTAATTCCAGATCCACTCTCTTTGCTTTCAATGATACTCTTCTTTTACTACGATCAAAAGAATATCGTGCCATTAGCTTTCCAACCCTCCTCTCTATTTTACATTTTAGAACCGTTTTTTCGGAATGTCAATATGGTTTCATACAATTTTACGATTTTTTCGGAAACTTTTGTAAATCTGTTGCATTTTATTCCGAATTATTGTACACTGAATCATGGGAGGAGAAAAAAATGGAAATTACGGAATTCAAACGAATACTCGCTAATAATATTTTGAAGTATATGGAAATGCTAAACCTGGACAGACAGGATGTTGCTAACAGGCTTGGTATAAAATATTCTACATTCTGTGATTGGGTTCAGCCTAATCATCCAAGTTATCCTAAAATTGATAAAATTCAAAAGATTGCAGAAATTCTCCAAGTAAAAGTTATTAACTTGATTCAAGAAAATTCTGACTTACCTTTTGAAATTGTCATTGATAAGGTTCTGGAATACTTTGAGTTCATTCCTGTTCTAGGAAATGTTCCTGCTGGGGTTCCTTTCGAAGCTATCGAATCTGTTAACCCTATTACTTATGATTTAATTCCAAAGCACCTTACAAAAGGTAATAAAGTTCATTTTGCTTTACAAATTCAGGGTGATTCTATGGAGCCTGAATACAAAGACGGCGAGATAGTTACATTTCTGAAAACTCCTACTTGTAAGTCTGGTGATGATTGCTGTGTAAGAATTGAAGGTAACGATGCTACATTTAAACGAGTTACAATTCTAAAGGATGGTATTATGTTATCTCCTTTAAACCTAGAAAACTCTACTGGCTATGTACCTAAAATTTACACTGCCGATCAAATTGAAAGCTTACCTGTAGAAATTGTAGGAGTTGCTATCGGTTCTAGAAATTATAAATAAAAAAAAGACCTACTGCTGGAACAGTAAGTCTGATTGGAAAGCCAAATAAAAAGTCTGCAAAACTTTAAAACAAATACTCGGAATAATTCCAAAAAGTAAATGAAATGGGTTTCCTATTTCATTATATCACTTTTTGAGAATTTACACAATATTCGCCCAGAAATGAAAGGAAAGTGATATTATGGCTGTATTTAAATCTAAATCTGTAACCAAAGATGGACGATGCTGGTTTTATAAAACTGGTTATAAAGACATCTTTGGTGCAAGTAAAACTGCTGTTAGTAAAAAGTTCACAACTAAAAAAGAAGCTGAAATGGCTGAACGAGAATTTTTAAGAAAAATCGATGCTGGTATTAAACCAAACGACATGACTTTCCAAGACTTATATGAAAAGTTTCTAGAAAACCGAAAGGGAAAAGTAAAAAATACCACTTGGTATGACTATCATCAAAAAGCAAAATATTTGAAATCTTTAATGCCTGTTAAATGTACTGATTTTAACATTCATCAATTTGAAGAATGGAAGAAGCAAGTCAATGCTACCTCTATTTGTACTCGTTATAAAAATGATGTCTTTAAATTTTTAAAATCAATTATGAATCATGGCATGGATTGGTATGGTCTAGATTTCTTATCGACATACAGGAAAATGACTAATTTTACGGATCCTAATGAGCCAATTAAGGAAATGTTATTTTATACCTATGACGAATTTAAATTGTTTGTTGGTGTAATTGATGACTTGAGATGGAAATGTTTTTTTGAAACTTTATATTATTGTGGATTACGAAGAGGAGAAGCTCGTGGGTTAACCTGGGACAATATTGATTGGCACAGAAAGTGCTTAACGATTAATAAGCAAGTAGTCGACAACTATGAATCTGGTTCTATGGATAAATGGATTATTTCAAGTCCTAAAACAAGAACTAGCTACAGGACAATTCCTATTTGTGATACTCTTTATAATGATTTACGACAATTATACGATGAGGTTTCTAAAAATAAAAAGTTTAATCTGAAGTATTTCGTTTTTGGTTTCTCTGACCATCAACCTGTTTCTCCATCCTCTGCTCTGGATAAAAGAAAGCAATATGCAGACATGGCTGGTGTGAAACACATTCGATTACACGATTTTAGACACTCCTGTGCTTCTTTATTAATCAACAGTGGTGCTAATATTACATTGGTAGCAAAGTTTCTTGGTCACAGCAAAATTGAAGAAACTCTTAACACATATTCTCATATGTTCCACAGTGCACTAACCGATGTTATAAATGTAATGAATGGTCTTGAATAAGAAGCAGTATTTTCTGCTTCTTTATTTATTGTTTTACATTTTAAATACCCAATTTTGAAATCTGGTTATTAAAATTCAAAAAAATGCAATTACATTTTTGGCTCATATTCTCAATAGTTTAGTGTTTTTAGGTTCCATTTTAATCGTAACGAGTATCTAAATAGTATCTAATTAGTATCTAATCGCATTTTTTTAAAATAACAAAATCGTGCAAACCCTTATATTTACTGGGTTTAAGCAAAAAAAATGGAGCCTTTCGGCTCCTTCAGGGGGTTTTGGTTGTGTGTTCTTCACATATAAGCTTCGTAAAGAACACTTGGTATGTTTATCATACCACTATAAGTATAAAATAATTTTTTTTATTAGTCAATATTATTATTAATAATTTTT